TAGTTGCCATATTAAGTACCTATTTCCAATATTTCAACTCCTACATGACTTGCAACCGATGCAAGTATTAATCCCCAGGACGAACCTGGTCTTGGAAATAACATTCCCTCACCTTTTACAAGATTACAAAGAACATAATCACTTCCTGTGCATGGGCTAGCAGAAGTGTCAATAGAGATATCAACCGTGTCCCCATCAGCACATGCTGTAGTAGTCCCAAATAATAGTCCTGTATGCTTTATCCACAACATGTCAGTACTAGTTGTAACAGCCAATAAACTCCCATTAGAGGTTACAGGAGTATTTACACCATCTGCCCACCCCCCAGATACAGTGACACCTGAACCTGTAATCTCGCCACTACCGCCTACCGATTTGCGAACATGCTCATTAATTACTGTTTGCGCCTGATATAAACCATCAGAATTATCTAATGACACCTTCGGTGTAATTGATGTCGCGAAAGATGTTTTATTTGCATTAGCCATTTTTAATTCCTTTCATTCTTTGGTACAGACTGTGGTGGCGCCAAAGCCACAAATGCTGTATCGTATTCTGTTTTAATTCGTGTATATTGATCCTGAAGCCATTGATATTCGGCATTACTAGCCTGAAGTTCTTGTGTATGCTTCCCTATTTTAGCCTGAGTATCAATTTGGTACTCAGAAATCTCTGACTGATATGCAGTTAGATCCGTTGTCCGTTCAGCCTGCCATACTTGGATATCTCCAGCAAGGTTTTGTGTGTATTCCTGCACCTCCGTAGCAACCTCTGCCTGATAAGAGGCTACAGCTGCTTGAAACTTTTGCAAGGTTAATGTATAATCTTGTATACTGGACTGAAGGGTGAGATCTCCTTCTTTTTGCGCCTCTTGAGCATCGGCTTGAAATTTTGCTAGTTCAGCCTGTATATTTGCTTGATATATTATATTTTCTTTATTAAATTCATTCAATTCATTCTGAAGGTTAGCTTGAATAGTTTGCGCCTCTTTACCCACTTCTGCCTGATAGAAGGCTAATTCATTTTGGTATCTTTGTAGATTACTAGCATTGGCTGTCGTAACATCCTGTAGCTGCTGAGTATATACTTGAACCTCAGAGGCAACCTCAGCCTGGTATACCTGTGTTTCTGCTTGATATTTTTGAAGGGTTAATGTATAATCCTGAACTTTAGCTTGAAATAATAAGTCACCTTCTTTTTGGTATTCTTGGGTATCTATCTGCGATTTGGCTAATGTTGCCTGTATATCTGCCTGAAAAATAGCGTTCTCTTTATTAAATAAGTTTAAAGCATCCTGCATTTGTGCTGACTGCTGTGCTATAATCTGATTCTGTTGATTATTCCACAGTTCTATATCCTTATCTTTGTTTGCATTCCATTCAGTTACCTCTCTATTCACTTCTTGTTGATATTCAGTTAACTCTGCTGAAAATTTAGACATATCTAAATCAGCCTCCTTAACCTTCTTTTGTATATCTGCCTGATAAATAACATTATCAGCATTAAATTTATTTAGATTATTTGCAACCTGAGCAGAGTATGCAGTGATATATCCTGCAATCTTATCTAATTGCGAAGATGCAAGTTCTGAATCTTCTTCTGTTTGTATATAATCGCCTGCCACCTCAAACCAATCACTAACATCAGTTTGACTATTTCCAGCAGTAATGCCTGCAGTTAATGCTTCGGTAACTCCACCAACTTGCGGTACATCATAACTAGGAACACTGCTAAAAGTATCAATCAACTCACCTGGTGTATCTGGAGGAACGGCTTTAATAGATAAATCCGTAACAGTCTTTGTAGCTAAAGTAGCAAAGGAAGATGAAAATCCAACCACTGAACCTCCACTATATTGTGGCGGGGTTGTAGTTACATCCGGCTTGCCAACAGTTGCAACCCCATCAGATGTTATTACAGGATCAAGAATTGAATCTGGAGCAACTGCTGTTAAATTAAAAGTAGCTAATGTTTCTAAAGTTGGTACTATAGGACTCGATATAGAAATATCAGTAGAAGGTTTCGTATATGTAGGTATATTCCCAATAATATCAGCCTTAGATATAGTGCTAACTCCTGGATCTGTAATATTAGGATCAATAAGTCCAACTGGAGGTACTGCAGAAATTGATAAATTACCAATAGTAGGAGCTGCCTTTAATGAAAGAATTGGAAGGGGGTTAAATGCATCTAATGTTGTTGTTGTTTTTACACCCATAGTTGCATGAATAGATCTAAGTGATGCATATAGTGTAACTAAATATTCATATTCATCTGGAAAATTGTCAAGACTAACATCATCAAATGATGGTAGATAATACGCAACTTGTGTAACAATAGAATCATTATTACCTGCTGCAGAAGCTGGAATAGTATGAATTTTACCAGCCAACTCATAAAAACCAGGATTATATGCTGATCTATACCTTAAACTGGTTGAATCAGATGCTGCATATCTATCTCCTGGAGCAATCAGTGTACAGTTACGTAATATATTTACACTATCATGTTCTCGGACAACAGACAATATTCTACCTGAAGCAGTAATACCATTGTCCGCTGCATCATGTGTAGATGTAGTAAATTTATTAAGCTCATCAGGCCTAATCTTGATGATTCGATTTACCACCTCCTTTACTCCATCTCTTAAAAATTGCGTCAACTCTCCCGTAGTAGGTGTAGTACCTACAGTCAGCTGTGTTATCCCCTCCACCTGTGCTTGAAATGATGCCATTTATTTTCCTTTGTTAGGTTTTGCCCGCCCTCTTGGGGAGAGAAGATTTCCCAGAAAGACGGGCGCCACCTAGTTGTGTATTTACGCGTTCACGCCTACGGCAACCCAACCAGTACTAGTACCGTCATCCACCCATGTGAATAAACAGGCTTTAGTATTGGCTATCCCGACACTGCTTAATCCTAACATACTAGGAGGAGTAACAGTTTTTGCTCCACCTCCACCAGTATTGATTATTAGTGCCATCTGGCCATTGTAAGAACCGTTTGCTAATGTCATTGCTTGTCCACCGCTTCCAGAACAAATAGTTATTCCTTCAACAGAGCAAGCGCCTGCAATAGCTAGAGTTTTTACAACATTCCATTGTGGGCCTATGGCAGGCTTACTAACTTTTGCTAATACCGCCATGTTCTACCTCCTTAAGCTGTGACCCATTGAGACTCTGCTTCAAAAGCAGGAGCTTCAATGTACCAAACAGTTACGTCGCATTTACCCGTTGTCAATGTTGCTGTTGCTACAATACAATCGAATGTATCGTCAGCAGGCAGCACATATGGACCATTAGCCTCAGCGGCAGTTTGATCTGGTCCGAGCGGATAGTCAACAACAAGTGTTGCTGCAGCAGTGACTGCGCTTACCATCTCTGTACCGGAAAATCCAAGACTAACTGTAGGACTTGATCCAGTAGAGACTAGCTCAGTAAATACAGCAGAAAATCCGAGAACCATGTCACCTTTTGAAAAGGTTTCAGTCGTATCGGTTCCTGCAGCCTGAGCGCCCATGTCAATGCTGAACTGTTTAGATTTCAGCTTAAGCACATCTTGGAGTTTAGCATCTTCAGCATTTGAACCGTATAAATATGGTGTACTCATGATGTCTCCTTATGCTTTCCAGATAGCATGAGCTTCAGGCATTTGCCATTCCATACCAGCTTCGGTAAGGATTAGGTCTACCCGACGATCAATGCCACTGTTTTCTAGTGTTTGCACGCCTACATAAACGGAAGTATCACGATTCACAGCGTTACCACTAAGTGGACGATATGCGCAATATTTCATGTTTATGCCTATGATATTCACAGAACTACCATCCAGGTGGATATTACGAGCCGCATTAATGTCACCATAAGGTGTACTAATGGTTGTAATGTCCACACCGAAAGCTTTCTTTTTGCCTGAGATAGCCATATCAGCACGGAACTGAGGAGAAACTTCAAGATTGTTCTTGAAATACCCACCCAATTTGTGTAGCCAATTATATGTGGCTGTATCACAGAAGAATACGGTTGCTTGTGAATTGTTATACCGAGGATCAGAATAACTGGATAAGTCATCCAAGAAATCATCAGCTGTCTTGGTGGATGTATTTAAACTAAACACATTACCATGATTCAAGACAAAATCAACTGCACCCTGTGTGTAGTTGTAATTGCTAGATGATGCTTGGGCTCCAAACAGTAATGATTGTTCGATATCCCACTTATGCTCAATGAGCTTTTCTTTCCAGATCCGTGCCCATTCACTGGCATCATACTTCAAGTTTGTTGCTCTTGCAGTATTTGTCATTGCCATGGATGTTTTCCAGATTTGAGTCTGACCATGGTTGAATGAGTAAGGTTGATCTTTCCAAGTATCTGGATAACCAGATCCTTCTAGGTGAGCATTGCCCACTACATAGGAACGACCAGCTTCGAGTACTTCAGCGATATTAGCACTGTAAACACCCTCTAATGGATCGTCACTTCTGTAGGAACATAACTCAACAGCAGCAGTTTCAGGAGCGCGTACAACTTCACATGTGAGTTTTACGGCACTCTTTGCAGTGCTGGATGTTGTTGAACCTGTTGAAAGATCATGACCTACGTACGCAGTAGTGTTAGCTGCATCAGCTACGGCTTTAACTCTAAGAAGAGCATAGCCAGCTATTGCGGCACCACCACCAGCGGTCGCACTTAGGTTTATCTTAATTACCTGATCTGGTAAGAAGAATCCTGGAGCAGTATCGCTTCCACCAACGGTGATTGCGTTTGTTGACTGCCCATAAACATTCTGGATATTACCTTTATTCTCATAGTCACAGGCCATATACAACTGAGTTGTTGTACCTGCCACCAGAGCTGTACCTGATTGGTCTTTAATTTCGGCATCGTCGAAAACGTCGGCACCAACACTATTTATCCAACCAACCACATAGGCATATCTTTTATGCCAACTACCACGTTTCTCAGCATACTTAAACTGAGGATCGTCGGTAGGTTTTTTTGAAGTCATACTCAGAAACCGAAAAAACGGATCCTGGGCAATTGCTAATTCGGACACTCGATTTCCAAAATTGTACTTACGTCTAATGTCACCTGTTGCTAAGGAAGTAGCATCATTGATACTACCTGCAAAATCATCAGGGACAGTTAAGTCACTATTTGGATACCTTGCGCTAAATAAATCAGCCATAGGATTAACCTCCTAACTTATTATGGTTATTGCCTGACGATCAATCCCGAAGGATTCTCTTATTCGTCAAACAGTGTATCTACTTCGTTGTCAATACCTAAGATAGAATCAAACATCGCATTTTCTGGATGTACATCTACTTGAGTACTGCTAGCTCCGCTAGCGCTCGTAGGTACGTTCCTGACATTCTGCATCTGACTTAACATGTCCTTCTTTGTAGCATTAGCAACATTTTTATTCGTCTGATCTCTATTCAAAAGAAAATGAATATCATCCAGAGTCATAGTATGTCCCTTTGCCTTTTCGACCATTGACTTGAATCCCTCATCATCCATGCCGTGACGCTTCTTAAACTCAATTTCTACCTTCTTCTTGTCCAGGTCCTGTTGGACCTTTGTACTCCGTTGGCGTTCATTTTGTAAGATATCACGAGCCCGTTTATTAACAACTGTGTTAATATGTTCCTGCATTACTTTTGCAGAATCTGATTCAGGGTCAGTGACAGCATCATGAGCATCGTAGACAAAATCTTCATTCAGTTTTAGTCTGTCTTGGACACTTTTTGCTGGTGTACCACCAGATTGCAGATAATCACGAACATGCTCTACAAGACCACTATCGTGTTTCATTGCGTCGAGAATCGGTACAAAAGGTCTTAAATCGGTCAGCTCACTATTCATATTCTGAGCTTCTCGAGTTGAATCTTTGTATCGCTTCTCCCAATTCACGCTTTGTTCAGAGCCTTCCACGGGTAGTGAAGGGGTTACCGCTGGGGCGCCCTCCGTTTGTGGTTGGGTTACTTCAGTGATTGGTTCGTCTAATACACCAGAGTTTACTTCGTTCTCCAGTGCGTTGAAGAAGTCATCAGTAGTGGGGCCTGATTGCTCAGGGTTACCACTTGTTTGTACTTCTGCCATTGTATCTCTCCTTATCTTATTTACAGATTAACGTTGAACTTACTACTCTTTAGTATTATTTTGCAACGTATTTATTAATTTATTTACTTCCCCATCTAGTCTAATCTTCTGACGTTCTTCTTCCGTAGCCATCTTATCCTTTCCAGCAGCAGCAGCTTGTTGCATTGAGCTTTGTAAAAGCTTCTGTTCTGCTACAGTTTGACGCAAGGCATCTTTCTCTTCTCCCTTTATCTCAGTCTTCTGCTTGCTAATTTCTACTTCAGCCTGCATAACCTTTCCTTTGATACCTGCCTGAACAAGTTGACGTTCGAGGGTTTCAATTGTTCCCTGAAGATCTTTAATCTTTTCAGTAGACTGTTGAAGGGAGCTATTAAGTTTAGCATATACACTTTTACGTTTTGCTATTTGTTCTTTATTTCTCAAATCTGTCTCTGATAGTACAGCTATATCATCTACAACTCCAAGCTGTAATAATTCTTTTAATTCTGCTAAGTATGCCCATCTATTTACAGGTAATGTTGATCCAGCTACTATTCGAATATCAAACTTAGCTGTACTGTAATCATGGAACTTTCCAATAGCTTCACCATAATCATTATACATTGGAACATTAATTTCAACTGTTCTCTCTTCCTGTAATGCGCTGGGCTGTACAACTCTAAATACCTTATGTGCTGTATATACTGCCTGTGACATTTGCATAGTAATAATGCCTAACTGCTTTAAAGCTGGCTCTATTGCATTTTTCATCCATTGCTTAACACGTCTTGTTCCATACTCATCTAATGCCATCATCCCACGAAATGTATCATGCTGCTGGTTTGTGTCGCCTTGCATAGCTCCATATATACCAGCTAGATATTCCATATCCGACTTGCCTTCCTGAACTATAGTAAAGAAGGCATTGGATAATGGTGCGGGTTGCACAGGAGTCGGTGGTGCAGCACCAGGACGAACTGGCAACAATGCGCCAGGAGAGGAGGAGTATTTCTCCCAGTAGTCTGTATCAATCGACCCCTCTTCGTGCAACCATCTTAGACTGCTCCCCAGCGATGCATTATGCACCATAATCTGATGTGATTTATTAATTTCTCTTTGTTTTCCAATCAATGGAGATACTGCACTGATAGGATAAGGTGTACCGGTCCATTTATAATGAAATGGTACTAATGGATATTCCGTTACATTTTCTGGCAGTACTTGTTCATATAATAAAGTAGTTCCTGCTGTACAAGTTTGCCGTATTCTAGTTCCATAAAATTGAATTGTATCAACAACATTTTTTGCAAACAATTCTTCTTCCATTAAAACATTAAACTCTTTCTCCGCCATAACTCTATTTTCTATCTTAGATTGTTCTGCAGCGAGTTTATTCTGCATCTCCTGTTTTGCTTGTTCTAATGCTTGTTCATTTTGCTTTTCAATATTATAAACTTCTAATTTATATCTTTCCTCAAGTATTTGACCTTGTTCTAACTGCTTACCCAGCTCTGTAACCTGCTCTAATGCTCGAACATCCATCTCAGCCTTTAATTCGGCCAATCTAGTATCAACTTGCTCGGCTATCATACGCATTGTTTTTGGATCTGGGGGTACCTGATAAAACACATTCATATAAGATACTTTAACTTTTTCATATAATTCAAAGTATTCAATTAGTTCATCAGTCTCTCCATCCTCTGGATTAATTGCTTCAGCTCCTGAGATATCCTTGTACCCAAAATCTTTTCTAATCCCACCAATGCCTTTTTCAGATAAATTGTTTTCTCCACCTTCATCAGTTCCTGCTGCAGATATTTTACGTGCATATTGTGGAAATAATGACTTAAGGTGTCCTTTTGGCATTATTTTACGAGTCAACATAAATGCTGCATCTCTAAATAATATATCTCTTGCTTTAGGATCTACATATATATCAAAAGGTTCTGGTTGTACTAATTCAATTTCTCCCATACCATTATCAGCGTCTTTATTAACAGTAACCATCATCCATCCAATAGATTTGGTGATAGCATCATTAATAGCATTACCATACTGTGTTCCACCATCAGAGCTATACCAAATATAATCAGCCATATCAGAAAACAATGCTGCTACATCCGAATCAGATCCTTCTGCCCCTATTGCCTGCCATCTAGGAGTATTTGCTGTAGCATAAAAATTTAACATCTCCACTACAGGAGCGATCCTATTAATAGTAAAGGTAGGCATACCTTGTTCAGATAAGGCGGTTCGTTCCTTTTCAGTTAATTGATTATCATTAGAAAAGTCAAATCCTTTTTGGTTGACATACTCCCACTCTTGACGAGATGCAGTATTGACACGATTAAATATCTGTCGAACTCTATCTGCCTTTTTATCTCTTTTCTTTGCCATTATTTGCCTTCCTTGTATGTGTTATTAGCTAAAGGATAGCCTTTCTTTTTCTTCTTCTTATTATGTCGACGCCTAGCATCACCAGTTTTTAAATCACTGGTATCTGGAACAGTTAAATCATTTGTTGTAAATACTTTACTCATTAGACTTCATCTGGTCTTCCCAAGTTAACAAATGCATATATTCTTCTTGCTCTGCTGTAAACCGAGTTCTACCACCTGATAATTTTGGCTGGTAAATCCCTTCCACAGTTGAAAGGCCACCCCCCGTGCCAGGCTCCAGTGCAGTATAATTATAACCCCCAATCTTTGGACCAAGATTAGCTATGACGTCATTTCCAGACTCACTACCATATTTTTGATATGCCCTTAAATCTGCTAACCTCGCTCCTCTGGTTTTATCAGTTCCTTGCTCAAAAGCACTAAACCAATCCTCTCCTGTTGGAACAAAGCTAGCTGGATCATACTGCGCAACTTCCTCAGTAGCGGCCATTAGTCCTGATCCTTCTGCTGTTTTTGCACCTTGTATTAATGAATCTACTAATCCCATGATATCTCCTATGCTGTAACCCAGGACCTAGCCCGAGGTTTGTTTTTATAATACTCACCTTTTTTATTCTTCTGCAGACCCATTGGTGGGCATGCATATTTGCATGCGTAAGCGAGAGCATCTATTGTGTCATCATGTCCCATTCTAGGACCGAATGTTATAATTTCTTGTTGAAGATCCCACATATCTTTCTTAATGTGTATCGAACCGATCGAAAACCTTTGAGCAAGTATTTCCTGAATCCTGTCGCGCTTTGATAATCTATTACCTGGCTTCTCAGCGCAATACTTGACGCTGAAGTCATTGCGCCTACGCATTTCTGCCACAAGCGATTGAAAAATTGGTCGAGACATAGTAGTTTCCTCAATTGTAAAAAGGGAAGGATGATAGATGTTATTATACTCGAAGAGGTGATCAACGATTCCCTTTTTATGCTCGCCCGGGATTCCGAGGACAGGCATTGAACGCTTGCGCAGATAGTTAATAATATATACATTATTATCAACATCAACCCCAACGATAAGTAGAACGCTGAAGTCACTATCCCTACGAGCAGAATCTGTAGCGGGGTCGCAACCAGCGAACACATTGACAGGCCGCTCGCCAAGATCCTTTGTAACAATGTATGAGACGCCTGTGTCTGCATCATGCCTAAAGTCTCCATCCCAATATTTTATATGGTTCCTAGTAAAGA